TGTTGGCATATCTTATTGTTTTTCATTTGAATCTTGTGCACTAACTGCTTGCGTAGCTATTTGCACTATTGAAGGATCTTGTATAATAACACCAGCATAAGCTAGTATTCTTAATATAATTTCGTCTTGTTCAGTAACATCTAATCCAAATTGTATAGAAGTTCCAGAAGAATATATATACGCTCCGGTAACTGGATCTGTAGTGAAATCCCATAATACATTATTAGGTTTAGCTAAGTATGAAATACTTATACCAGATTGTATACTTGTAGGATACAATTCTAATACATCATTCTCGTATAAATATATAGGAAATTTTTCTGTGGGTTGAGTTAAAGGGGAAAGAATCAATTGTCTTAACTCATTTCTCTGTGTGTACTGACCGAGATCATAGTCTCTATAAAATACTGAACCTAATCTATATAATACATCAGTAGTACCTACTACAACAGGATTATCTATTATAGCATTGTCTAACAAAGGAAAATTATTAGCTACTGCATAAGCTTCAAATATAGTTAGCTGTACCTGAGTTGCAGCTTTATTAAACTCATCAGGCGTCATATATCCTCTTTGTTGTTGATTAAGGATTAATAATACTGTTTGATATACTGTATCTACGTTTACCATTATATTTATATTTTAATAAAAGGCGGGCGAACCCGCCTTATTATTTATCTTAGTCTCTTTTCTATAGACTTAAATACTTCAACACCTTCATCTGTTTTAAACCAAGACGCTATTGCGGAATATGGATTTTCTTCAAATGGAACTGTCATAAGTTTTCTATCATTACTAGCCCAATGAACTGATCTTTGATCTTGTGATATGTAAATTAAATTACTTTCTACTGCGTTAACAGCAAAGTTTCTTAATTGTACATTTTCATCAGCCGCTAGTGATAAGAATAATCTAGGATTCTTTTTAGCAAGTAATAATAAATCTCTTCTTAATTCTTTAGAAGACATTTTATTTACTTTAGATCCATACTCTACTCTTACAATAGCTTCTGCTATATCAATATCCATGTTTCTAGCAACATTTAAAGCTTCAATTTCCCATTCAATCATTTCTAACTGATTTTCAGCTATTTTAGTTGGGATATGTTCTTTATATCTTTTATCCTTCATCGGATGATATACAGAAAGAAGTTTTTGTAATGCTACATTTTCTTTTGGAACATGCAATGTACCATCTCTAAAAGTAATATGTCCTAAAGTTACTTCACCTTTTTGTTCATCTACAAATGGTGAATTCATATTAGTCGCATATCTTAATTCTCTTTGAGTATTAGTTTTTGTATCAAACCATAAAAGAGGATGTCTTCTAGTATGTTTACTTGGAATAGTAAATGTTAATGGTTCCTTATTACCTGTTAGTATATAAGTTCTATTTTTTATTTCCCAGTCTTTTTTTACTGGTTTTATTGTTGCAGGAGCTGGAGCCGGAGCCGCAACCGCAACTTCTACTTGTGGAGTTTCTTCAACTACCACTTCTTCTTTTTTCTTTTTTGCCATAATATAATATAATTAAATAGTTAAAAAGGTATATGGGCGCCTTTTTGAGCATAAGCTTTTTGACGCCCCAACCTTTATATAGTTACACTCCTTTGAATAATACAAAGTTGTTAGCAGCTTGAGTTACTAAACATCTTTCTGAAAGGAAGTTAACTTCCATTGCATCAAGATCACTAGTAAACGCACCACCAGCAGAACCTGTTAACCAAGATTTCATTCTTCTATCATCACCTTGAGACGCTCTATATCTTACGTGTAAGAAAGGTCTACGGATGTTAGTTCCTAAAATTTGATCATAAACAGTTGTAGTACCAGCTGGAATTAATACTCCTTCAATAGAAGCAGGACCAGTCATACCACCACGAGTCGAAGCATCGTTTAAGTATTTCCAATCTGTTTTATAGAAGTCATAAGAACCTCTTCTGAAACCGCTGAAACCTAAGTTTAAAGCCATTTCTTCTGAGTTTTCAAATAATCCAAAAGCAGTACCACCTGCAGCTCCTGAAGAAATGCTAGCAAGCATATCATCAAAATCTAAAGCAGTTTGTCTGTCTAAGAATAACATGTTCTCTTCAATAGCACCCTGAGTATCTAAGTTTCTTAGGATGTCATCAAAATCACCGATACCTGTAGCAGCAGAGAAACCAACCATTACGTTACCTCTATCTTCAATAGAAGCAAATAAACCTTGAGTTCCAATACCAGTAGCGATAGGAGAAACAGCTGCATCAACTAATTCACCTTCTACACATACCATTTCTAGGTAATCCTCAAATCTAAGTCTTGTTTCAGACTCAGCTTTAAGATACCAAAGGTATCCACCTGTACCGTCTTCAGTAGCAACTTCTACCCAACCAATCTGAGCCATATCAGAACCATTAACAACATATTTGTTTCTGATTATGATAGGGTTGTTATTAAATTGAGTAAAAGAAGGATCAACACTGATATACTGTGTTCCTGTTACAGCACCAGGAGCACCTGGAGCGTTAGGAGTTACAGATCCTTTTTGATATTCAGAACCATAAACGAAAATCTTTACATTTCCGACAATACCAGCTGTAGCTAAACTTGCAGCAGTATAAGGTTCAACAGTTAGAACGAATGTAGCAGTGTTTGAAGCTGTTACTAAACATTTTACTTCGTTACCAAAGTCATCCATTACTACGATAGTAGATCTTGGAGACACAACGTTTTGAATGTTTGCAGCAGCACCTGGGTTTACATTAATTGTATTACCAGCACCTGTTTGCGTACAATCGTCATAAGCAATGTGTAATCTATTTTGTTCAGACCAGATTACTTGGTCACTTGTCATAGGAAGTTCAGCTCCAACCATTCTTAAGAATCCAGATAAAGTTCTGTTACCATATCTTTCAACTTCAGCTTCGTAGATTTCTGGTAAATACTGCTGTGCAAAATCTGCAAAGTTAGCAGCACCAGCGTCTGTCCACTGTAAATAGTTAGAATTTAGAATTTCCTGTACTTGACTTGGTACAATAGTACCAAATTGTGGGGTTAAAGCCATTTTTCTAAATTTTAATTGTTAAATGTTCTTCTTTTGATTTTCAATTTTGATGAATCTGCTCCACTAATAGCTTTTACCTGTAGTCCCCCCACGAAAACGTCTCCGCTGGCAACCTGCCTTGGTGCTTCGTTTGCTGGATTTTTAGATTTTTTTACGATGTCTTTTACTCCATCGGCTCTACCTTGCTCATAAAAATGAGAGGCTAGTTTATCAGCATTCATCGCAGCATATAAAGCTTTATGATAACCTGCAGCGTCACTAATATTTCCATCTTTGTCTAGATATTTCTTTACAAAGTTTTCAATATTAGATTGACTTTCAGCTACTTTCACAGGATCTTTTACCTTATACCTAAACTTTTTATCCCCAACTGAATAATCAAAACCTTTGAATTCTGAGGTAAATAAGTCGTTAGTACGTTTTTGGAAAAGCTCTTGTGATTGCTTTATAGTTTCTTGCTGTTTATTATAACGGTTGAAAAAATCTGTAGCTTTTTGCTGTTCTTGAGTTACTCCAGGACGATTTTTAATTTCAGCATAATACTGAGATTTTTTATTTTCTAAATCCTGTTTCGCTTTTGCAACTGCTTCTTTATAAGCTAGTTTTTTTCTACGTATTTCTTTTGGATCATCTATATCTTCTTCATAAGTAAAGTCTTCTAAAATAAGACTTATATCTTCTGAATCAAGATGAGGTTTAGTTTGTCTTAAGTGTTCACGCAACAACTGATCATTATCTAATGTACTATAATCTTTATTTAAATGTACATAATCTTCTACAGTTCCACCAGTTTCTTCCATAAATTTTACCAGTTTGTCAATGTTTTCTGGTAATACTCTTTCTGGCATAGATACTTCATCAGTAACCATATTGTCAACTGGTTTAGTATCTTCAGTAATTTCTTCAATTATTTCTGTAATTGGAGTTTCTACTTCTTGCTTGGTGTCCCGTACTTCTTCAGCCATTCCTTTGCTGTCGCTACTGTCTTTGGGTTCTTCGATAGAAGCATCGCCACCATCTGTCTTTTGTGTTTGAACGGCATCTTTTTCTGGTTGTTTAGTTAAATCCATTTTAGCAACTTCAGGAATTACTTCTCCTTGTGCTTCAGGTTTTGTGAAATCTACTTTTACTGGTTCATCTTTTGAATCACCTAAATTTTTAGCTTTACGCTTAGGTTTAGACTTTATTTTAAAGTCACCCTCTTGTTTTACTTCATCTGACATAATATAATATAATTAAATAGTTAATATTAAATAACTGGTTGATTCATTAATTGTGGATCATTTTCAAAATCTTTAGGCATCTCATTGTTTTGACGTTGAGAAATCATTTGACTTTGTTGTGTTCCAGCTATTCTTGTTCTGTTATCTTTACGATCTTCAATTTCTTGTTCTCTTTGTATTTCTCTATTTCCTTTCATTTGCTCTAACTGCATTTGATAGTTAAATTCTTCAGCCATTAATTCTCTTTTAATTTGAGCTTCTGTTTGCATTCTTTGAATTTCAAACTGAGATTTCGCTTCTTCTAAACTAACTTTTTCTGCTGTTAAAGCTTGTTGTTTTTGTACTTCTGATTCAGCTGCTTGCTGTGCCGCATCGGCATTTGCTTGAGCTTGTTGCTGATTCATTTCCATTTGCATTTGTCTATCATGCTGCATTTTACGTCTACGTTTTTGTTTTAGCATTTGATTAGCTAATTTTAAATTACGTATTTGACGTACTTCAATTGCATCTTCTAAATCAATACCACCACTAGAAAGAGCAACTTGAATATTTTCTTCTAATCTTTGTTTTTCTTCTTCATCTGGCTCTAAATCCAAATAAATTCCAAAATCATGTAAATTAATTTCTTGTAATCCATCTAATGTAGCAGTATTAAAAGCTGTTATACTATTCTTTAAAGCATTAGCCGTTAAAGGATAATCTAACATATCATTTACTTTTTTAGATATATTTTCACAAACTCTTAATGTTAAATATAAACTAGCATTATTAATATGTTTGGTTGCTATATTAGAAGCTTGTGCAGCTATTTTTTGTAATCCTACTAAAGTATCTTTATCAGCTAAACTTCCATCTCTAGCTTCATTTAATCCGGTCACATCTCTTATCATTTGCAAATAATAATTATATGTTTGAATTAAATTTTGTACTTTTGCTTGACCTGATCCACTAGCTAATTCTTGAACTGGTATTTTTCCTCTATTTAATTCTCCGTCTTGAGTTAAAGATCTACCAACTACCGAACCAGTTTGGAAATACATGTTTAAAGCTTCAGCTGGATTATAATTAGTACCATTACCTAAATCAACTTCGGCTAGTCCGTCCATGTCTAAGAATACACCATCTGGTACCATTCTAGCTATAACTTGTTGTAGTTTTAAATGAGTTATTTGAATCATATCAGCAAACCCTGTAATTCTACTTACAATTGAATTAATTCTTCCTTTATACATTCGTGGAGCACATAAAGCATAATTCATTTCAACTTTAGTAGTATCCGCAAAAGGTCTAGTCATATTTTCTGCTAACTCCCATTTAAGCATAATGTCTGTACCTAAAACTTTTACACCTTTATATAATACTTCTATTGTTCTTCCTACTCTTTCAAACATTTCGGTTTGTGGAGGATTAAAGGTATCTGGTTTTTCTATAGCTTTTACTAAACCTTGTTCAGTTTCTTTTATTTTAAATACTTGATCACTATATGTTTTATATTCAAAATACATTACAGGAATAGTATTTTGATCCCATGGACCATTACCATAACCATATAAATAACTTTTATTTCCTTGATATTCTTGAATTTTTTCTAATTCTGCATCAGATAAATTAGGAAATTGTTTAGCTATTTCTGGTAAAGTTACAGCTTTTAATTCACCTATATAATATAAATCTTCAAAATTTGGATCTTCTGTATAAGAATATATTAACATAGCAGGATCTACATAATCTATAGTAACTCCATTTGCTAAATTAAAATCTGTTTTAACTGCACCAATACCACATGTAACTAAATCATAATTTACTCTACGTCTAATTAAATCCCATTTATTATAATCTAAAACCTGATTTATAACTTCTTCTTCAGCAATTTCTACAGCTTGTTTATAACTTAACTGCATATGTAGTTCTAATTCTTCTGGAGTTTGAGGTAATTGTTCTTCAGGTATTTCTGTATTAAATAAATTACTACCTAGTTTAGCAGTAATTTGTTTCATTGTATCTCTAGCAAAAATATCTTGTGCTAGACTTTCAGCATAATTGGTTCTTTTTTGTAAAGCTCCTGGATCTTGAGCATAAGCATTAATGTCATAATCTTTATTAGAAATTCCATTAGCTAATATATCTACAAATTTACTAATAATCGGTACTGGTTTCCAATCTAAATTAAGATATGATAAATCTCCATTAATAGATAATTCATCTTTATATTTTTGAGTAGGTTGTTCTCCTCTTGCATATAATCTTAATCTATTGTAATTATTCCAAGTAGTTAAATATCTATTTCCGTTAGTTCTTCCTAATAAAAACCACTCTTGTTCTATAGCTTGTGCAACTTGCATACCATATTCCAATGATGATTTCTCAGCGTCACTAACCACTTGGCTAGGAAAAATACTACTACCGTTACTATATATACTTTTCATTTAATCTATAATTTTTGATAATTGACCTTTGTTATCATATTTTTTAATTCCTAAATCATAATTTTTTAATACAAGTTTAGGATTAGGTCTGTATTTATTTTTATTACAAGCCATTATTGCTAGTCCTGTACTAATAGAAGCATCATGTGATGTTCTATTATTAATGTCAAACTTGGCCCAATCTTCTAATGTTCTTTGAAAATATACGTCTCCATAAGTATTATCTTCTCTTCTACCTACATAACTTTCAATATAACTTTCAATAGCAGCTGCGTGTGCTTGTTTTATATCTTCACTTGAATTAGGTATGCCACCTATTTCTCTTTCTGTTACAGACAACTTATTATATATTTTGTCTGGTCTATTCATTGAAAAACCTCTATAACCTCTACGTTTAAAATGATAAAGTATTCTAGGTTTATTATTTTCAATTAATATAGGCATTCCATAAAATATGCATGCCATTAATACGTCTTCAAAAAATATTTCTGCTGTTTGTGGTCTAGCTATATATTCTAAAAAGAAATGATTAGGTGGAACATCTTCCATGCTAAATTTAGTTAAACCATGTAAAGAACCATTAGATCCTCTTCCATCTACAGTTCCTGATATATCATATGGGTCACATCCAAATGCTCCTAATGTTTCATTACCTGGATATTTCTTACCCATTTTAAATATTACATTATTTTGTAATCTTCTAGGTGGAACCCACGACACAAAAAATCTTCCAGTTTTACTAGGAGAAAATACTACTTCAGTATCTTTTATACCTCCTATCCATTGGAAATTTCCTTGTGTTATAATATTTGTGTTTTTTATATCAGAATTCCAATCAATTTGCTCGTATATTTTTGTCAAATTAAATAATGAAGATTTTGCTTCATCTCTAAAAGCATGTTCTTCTGTTCTTGGGAATTGTCTATAAAATTCATTTAAAGCGTCTTGATCTTCTTTTAATCCATCAACTTCGTTTTGCCAATAATCAATAACTCCTAATGTTATAGGTACTCCATCTGGTCCTTTAACTAAATCTTTCGGTGTATCGAATACAGGTACGCCATAAGAATCAATGTATCCTTCGTAATTCCATTCCATAGGTATGAACAAACTATATAATCCTGAGCGAGTCTGTCCATTGCGGTTTCTTTGCGTGACATCCGAATCATAATATAATTTTTTAAAGTTGTTACCTCCTTTATCTAAAGCGTTACAAGTAGAACCCATCATACATTTACCAATTATTCTACTACCTAATCTTAATGTGGTTTTTGTAACTCTCCAGTTATTTAATATATTATTTGGTTTTTCCCATTTACCTGATTCATCATGTACTAATAGTTTTAATTTTTCACCATCATAACTATTATCTCCAGTATTTTTCCAATCAATTGTTGTATCTAATCCTTGAAGCTCTGGAGCTTGAGTATTAGCGGTTAATTTACGTCTTGTAAACTTACTAGCTGGTACTCTATATGCTAATTCTGTTTTAGGTCGGTCCATACCGTCCTGTATAGGTTTGAAGAAAAAAGGATAATTTACAGAAATAGGAACTATTTTATCTGTAAACATTGTTTTAGCATCAGGTCCTGATTTAGATAATACTCCATATCTTGAATCTGAAGAAATAGTAGCTAAATTAACTGTTTCTCCTGAAGCCATAAATGAAAATCCAGATCTTCTGTTTTTAAGGTAACACATACCGTAACATCTTTGATCTGCTTTACAAGCTTCCCAAAATATAAAAAATAATCTATTAGCTTCTCTAAAGTCTGGTTTACCTACATCAATTTTACTCCATTGTAAATACATGTAATGAGTACCAGTTAAATAAGTTGGTTTATTATTATTATAAAACCAAAATCCTTTTTCTCTTCTATTGAATTCTTTATCAATAAAATCATACCATGTTTCTTTAAAATCTAAAGGATATTCTTCCCAATCAAATATAGTTTTAATTCTACCTAATTCTTTAGGGATTTCAGTATATTCCCAACTATTAGATTTAAAAGTTATAACATCTTCTTCTAAAGGTAATGCTATTTTTAAATTTTGTATTTCATATATATCACCTATTTTACCAGTTTTACTTATAATAACTATATCATGTTCAGGATTATATCCATACTCCCATTTTTTATACTTATTATTTTTTTTAAGTATTTTAGGTTTTATATAATCAGGTAATATTTTAAAAAGAGTTTGTTCGTACATTATTTAGACCTCCCTTCTGCAAAACCTTTAAATTCTTTAGGTTTTTTAGTTTCTTCTTCTACTTTACCTTCAATAATATTTTCTTCTTCATT